CCCCGGTCAGTTCCACGGATCTCATGCCTAGCCCGAGCGGGATCTATAGCTCGACCGCCGTGGATGCCAGGGACGTCGATCACCTATATCGTTGTGAACGGATTGGCCAATCGCTTGGTGTGCCTTGGCTAGCCCAGGCCGTCTTCGCCCTCTATTCTATTGGCGAGTTGAATGACGCGACCTTGCAAAAAAAGCGGGTCGAGGCCTGCCTGGCCCTGGTGCGCCGCCCGGCTCTGGATGATGGCCGCTCGGCGCTTGGCGAACAAGACACCCAATCCGACGGTCAGGTCTGGGAAACCCTGCGCCCCGGCGGCATCTATACGGCGCGGCCGGGCGAAGACATTAGCGTGGTTAATCCCTCGTCCAGCGGCGATGGCGATGCCTTTGTCCGCCGTCAATTAGAAGCGGTCGCGGCCAGCCTAGGTGTGCCCTATCATCTCCTGACCGGCGATGTCAGCCAGGCCAATTATTCCAGCCTCCGGGCTGCAACGGTGGCCTTCTGGGCCCTTTTGGACGACTGGCTAGCCCATACGATCTTGCCGCATGTCTGTGATGCCGCCTGGAAGCGGATCATGCAGCGCGAAGCCCTGGTCAGGAATGAGCCAAGACTGATCGAGGTGACCGCCGCCTGGACCCCGCCGCCCCGCGCCTGGGTTGATCCGGAAAAAGACATAAATGCCGAGATCAAGGCCATCCGCGCGGGCCTGACCACAATGGGCGAAAGCCTGTCCAGTCGCGGCAAGAATTGGCGCGACCATGTCAATGATATTGCAACCTTTAATGCCGCCGCAGATGCCAAGAACCTGGCCCTAGATACCGATCCCCGCCGGATCGATGGCCGAGGCCAGATTCAAGCGCCCGCCGGTTTCTTGCGCCCCACAGCGCCTACCGATTCCAACCCCTGAAGGTTCTTTCCATGTCCAATCATCCTCTGCCCCAGGGCTTTCAGCCCGGGGCCATCCAGCGCCGTGATCTTGGCATTGCCCCGGCCAGCTATAGCGCCAATGCCCATACGGTCGATGCGGTGTTTTCGACCGGCGCGCGGGTGCTGCGCTGGTTTGGATATGAGGAATTGGGCGTTTCGCCAGACAATGTCGATCTAGGCCGGGTCCGCGCCGGTCAGGTCAAGGTCCTAGACAGTCATGATGCCAGCTCGATCGAGTGCATGCTCGGCTCGGTCACCGATGTCCGGTTCGAGGCCGGGGCCATAGTCGGCACCATTGCCTTTGCCCAGACCGAGGATGGCATGGCCGCCGAGGCCATGGTCGCGCGCGGCGAACTGACCGGCCTATCGATCGGTTATGGCATCCAGGCCATGGAAAAGACCGGCGTCGAAAATGGCACTGATATCTGGCGCGCGACCCGCTGGGAGCTGTGCGAGGTCTCGTTTGTCACTGTCCCCGCCGATCCCGCCGCCCAGGTCCGTAGCCTGCCGCAAGATCACCCCCCTGCCGCGCCTGAACCCGCCGCCGCCTTGGCCCCGGATCAGGCTGCGTCTGAACCCCTCAATTCGATAAGCGCCGATGAGGGCGGCCCCTTGGACCCCGTGTCCGACCCTGACCCCAAAACCCTGTCCCCCCAACTAGAGGAGTCCCGGCACATGTCGGTTAATACAGAGGCCCCCGTGGCCGCCCCCCCTGCGGCTATCCCCGCGCCAGTCGCGCTTTCGGCGATTGAGACCCTTGACCTGACCAGCCAGGCCCGTGGCTTTGGCGTCGAGACCCAGGTCGCCGAATTCATCAAGAAAAATCCAGAAACGACCGCTGATGCCGTCCGCAGCCAGATCCTCAGCCTAGCCGCCGGTGCTCAAGGCGAGCGCACGACGGTCCCGGCTTTTAGCGCGGCCACGGTCACGCTCGACGGCTTCGAACGCGATGGCAAGCGCATGTCTGAAGCCCTTTATGCCCGCATGACCGGCAAGGCGCCTGTGGATATGGCCCGAGAATTCATGGGCTATCGCGCGGTCGAGCTCTTGGCCATCCGTATGGGTCTTGACCCGCGCGAGGCCATCCGCGATCCGATTGGGGTCATTACCCGCGCCTCACACACCACCAGCGACTTTCCGCTGCTGACTGAGGCGGCGTCAAACAAGGCCCTGTCGGACGCCTATCAGGTGGCGGCCCCGACCTATAGGGCCTGGGCTAAGCAAAGGCCCTTTAACGATTTCAAGGTCCATAAACTTTATCGGCTGGGTGACTTCCCCGCCCTGCAGCCACTCTCAGAGTCGGGCGATATTCCAGGCAGCACCATTTCGGAAAATCGCGAAAGCGTGACCCCGATCACTTCTGGCGTTATGCTGCCGTTCTCGCGTCAGCTTCTGATCAATGATGATCTAAACGCCTTTGGCGACTTGGTTACCAGCGCCGGTTATGAGGCGGCGCGCACTGAAAACGCCATGATGTATGCCTTGCTGGCCTTGAATACCAATACAGGCCCGATCTTATCGGATGGCGGGGCGCTGTATAATGCGACGGCAATCACGGCTGCGGGCGGTCACGCCAATCTTGGCTCGGCCGCCCCAATCTCCTCGGCCTCACTGGGCGTTGGCCGCGCTGCCATGCGCAAGCAAAAAGGGGTTGGCGGGGTCCAGTTCCTAAACCTGAGCCCATCCATCTTGCTGGTCGGCCCCGATAAGGAAAGCGAGGCCCAATCGGTCCTTAATCCCTATCAGGCCACCCAGGCGAACAATGTGCCGCTTTTCGCCGGGGTCCTCCAGATCGCGGTCGATGCCAATATCACCGGGAATGCTTGGTACCTGTTTGCCGATCCAAATTACGCGCCAGCTTTTGCCTATGGTTATGTCGCAGGCCAGAATGGTCCGCAAATCGCGACCGGCGGCGTGTTTAACTTCGACGGCATCATGATGCGGGTCCTGCATGATTTTGGCTGCGGGGCCTCCGACTTCCGCCCAACCTTCCGCAATCCGGGCGCTTAAGCCTTTTCTAATCAACATCCCTTCTGGCGGCCCTGTTTAGGAAAGGCGGGGCCGCCCGATCAGCACAAGGATCTGTCCTATGAAAAATTGGATTTCGGACGGCAATAATATCACCATGATTGCGCCTGCGGCCACGGTCTCTGGGGTCGCGCAACAGTTGTCGAGCGGCGTGGTCGCGGTGCCCGCCTCGACTGCTGCCTCGGGCACTGCGGTGTCTTTCTCACCTAAGGGCGTGTTTAGCGGTCAGCTCAAGACCACGGCTGAGGCCTGGACCGTGGGCCAAAAACTCTATTGGGTTACCGCCACCTCGCGGTTCACCACCACGGCCGGGACCAATGGTGCCGCGATTGGCTTTGCCACGGTCGCGGCCCTAGCAGCGGATACAACGGGCACGGTTTGCCTGATCGGTGCCCTGACCTAAGGGCTCTTGTTTGCCGGGTCGGTATTGCGGGCGCGTCAGAATGCGGCCCGCAGGTCCGTCGTATACGGGTCAGCCCGGCCCCTCGGTCACCATCTGCTTTCCGGCGGGTGGTGATCACCGCTTTCACGGTCGAGGCTGATTTAATGCGCAATTGGAAAACGGATGGCGGCACCATAACCATGCTTGCCCCGGTCGGGGGCACGGTTTCTGGCCAGCCCATTCTGATCGGTGATTTTTTTGGGGTTGCCAATGAGACCAAGGCCGCAGGCGAGCGGGTCGGAGTCTCGCCGTTTGGCGTTTTTTATAATCAACCCAAGACCACAGGTGAGACCTGGGGCCAGGGCGATCGATTGTTCTTTGACACAGGCACATTAAAACTTACGGCGAGTAGTGGCGCTGGGCGGTTCCTGGTTGGCTATTGCGAATCCGCTGCCCTGTCGGCCGCGACAACCGCCACCGTCATCTATAATCAGGGCGGGCGCTAGTGACCCCATCCCAAACCCTGGTCGCGGCCAAATATGCCAGCGCCCTGGCCGAGGATGCGATCTGGACCCCGTTTGGCACGGCCCTGACCCTTGCCGTGCGGATCTTTCGCAGCCAGCCAGAAGACGCCATTGGCCTTGAGGGCTTTGGCCAAAAAAACGCCGCCAGTACGATTATTCGCCTGCAGGTCGCCGATAGCCGGGCGCAAAACCGCCTGCCCAGGGCGGGCGATAAATTCTTCCTGACCGATGGGGTCACCAGCCAGACCCTGACCGTGTTTGGCGCGCCCCGGTATTTTGATGCCAAACAATTGGAATGGCGTATCGAGGCGGGCTGATGAGTGCGAATAACATCAAGCTTTCGGTCGAGGGTGTCGCCAATGGCGATCTGGCCCTAGCCTTTCAAGGCCGCCTGACCGAGGTCCTGGCCGCAGAACAGGACAAGATTGCCAAGGCCTATCAGATCGCCGCTCGCCAGCTTGGTGATCGCTATAAGAAAGAATTGCGCGCCGATATTGTCGCGGGCGGTTTTTATCGGGCGGCGGCCCTATCCAAGACCTGGCGGGTCAATACGTTTCCAAAAAAAGCGCATCTGGAACCGGCCATCTATATCAAGTCCAATGCCGAGACGATCCTAGAGACCTTTAGCTATGGAGCCCAGATCACGGCGCGGGGCGGTCAGTATCTGGCCATTCCGACCGGCCCGGCCAAGGCGATTGTTCGGCGGATGAATCAGGCCAAGAACCGATCGCGCAATGGCTTTGGCAAGTTTATGGCCGAGGAAAACCCAATATCCCGGGTCGCGGCGGCCTTGGGTGTGCATCTGGTGCCAAGGATAGATCCGGCCACGGGCCGGGGGGTCTTGATCGCCGATACGGCCACAGGCGGCCTGACCCTGACCCGAGGCGGGCGCGAGGCCAAGCGCCAGGGTAAGGCTACGGCCCTGTTTATCCTGGTCAAGACCGCCAGCATTAAGAAACGCATTAAGGGCTTGGCCCTATTGGACGATTTTAAGGGTCGGTTTGCCAGTGAATTTGCCGCTGCGGTCGCGCGCAATCTGCAAGAGGCCAAGCCATGACCACGCAAACAGAACTGATCCTTCAGGCCATGGTCACCCGGCTGGCGACCGATTCTGGCTTTCCGCCGGCCGATCTGGATGTGCCCGAACCGACCAGCTGGTCGCCCATGAGCGGGGCCAATGCCAGCCTTAGCCAGGCCCTCGCGGTCCAGGGCGGGCCGGTCACCGTTACCCGCGATGGCGGGCGCGATGAGGATTATGAATTAGAGCTTGAGGCCATGATTGCCTATGCGGTCGAGGGCACCAGTGCGAGCCTGCGCCGGAGCGCGCGCGACAGCGCCATAGAGCGAATTGTCGCCCTGATTGCCGCCAATCGCACACTGGGCCTCGGCGTCCAGGTCTATGCCGAGATTGGCGCGGCCGAGCGCGATGACCGATCGCTGGCCCCCGGCGCGCCGCCGGTCGCCCTGGCCCTGATTACGGTGCTTGTCACCTTTATTGCCCCATCCCCCGCCGGATAGCCCGGCCTGATCAAGGATAAGTCCCCATGACCACAACCGTCCTGCCCAGGGGTCGCCAATCTCGAGTGCGCCTGGCCTATCAGAGCGCCTTTGCCACCCAGGCCACGACTGGCTTTCAAGAGCTGAGTACCTATAGCCACACCTTTAACCGCTCCCGTCCCTTGGCCGATGATGACATTCTTGGTGCGGGTTTTCACAATCTGGTCGATGAGCGCCCCGCCGCGCCTGGGCTGGAAGAGGCCGAGGCCAGCCTGTCTGTGCCATTTGATCTGGCCCAGATTGGGTTTTGGCTAAGGGCGGCCATGGGCGCGCCGACCACAAGCGGCACCACCATCAAGACCCACGTTTTCACAACTGGCTCGACCAGCCTGCCCAGCCTGACCCTGGAGCGCGAATTCGTATCCGCCGCCCAGCTTGAGGCCCTGGTCGGCGGCGTGGTCAAGACTGCCAAATTTGATTTTGGCCCCGCTCAAGGCTTTCGCAGCCTTGATCTTTCGCTGGCCGGTCGCCAGGTGCTGGCCCCCTATAGCGCAAGTATTGCCGGGACCCCCACGGTTCAGGCTTTGTCTAACCGGGTCCCGGCCAGTATTGGCGTCATCAAACAGGGCGGCACCGCGATTGGTCAGGTGATTAGCGGTGACCTGACCCTAACCAATGATTTCGAGATGGACCGCTATGTCGGCGATCCGTTCCGCTCGGCGGCGGCGCTGAACGCGATTAATGCCGAGCTGAATTTCACCGCCCGCTATACAACCGACACTCAAAGGAATTTTGCCAATCCTGACGCCACCACGCTCTTGCCCGCGGCCTATGCGATCAGTATTGAATATGTGGTTTCAGCGACCCTGAAACTGGTGCTGGACCTGCCTGCGGTGCGCTATGAGCCGGTCTCGATTGCGGTCCAGAACGGCAAGGCCCTGACCCAAAGCTTTAAGGGCCGGTGTGAGGTCGGGGCATCGAGCCCCATGCTAACCGCCACCCTGACCAATGCTTTTGCGAGCTACTAGATCATGCGGATCAACAAGACCCTAGCGGCCCCGGTGTCGCATGAATTGGTGCCCGGCGTGGTCTGGACCCTGCGCGGCCTGACCGGCCCGATCAAGCTCTCGGTCGAGGCGAGCGTGCAAAAGCGCATCGCTGCCTTGCGTGAGGGGCGGGGCGCCTTGGAGGCCATGGGCTTTGAGGGCGATGATTTTGGCATCCTCAAGGATCCTGAAATCCTAGTTGGCCTGTCTGTGTTTGAGGCCGCCTGCTGCTATGCCCAGGCGCTTTTGGTGTCCTGGACGGGCATGGAGGATGAGGAGGGCCAGCCGCTCGAGATCAGCGAGGAGGCCATTCGCCTAGCCCTTAACTACGCGCCCAATGGCGGCGCGCCCATCCTGTTATCGCCCTTTATTGCCCTGATTGATGGCCCCCGCTGGGCGAGGCACTAAGAGGGAAACGACTCCGCGCCCTTGCCGAATGGGTCTTTGGTGGGGGCGCAGACCACTGCGCCGGATGCGCCCTTGTCGGCGCAGGCTGCGCCACAGGCGGCCTAGACGAAGGCGGGGCACCCTG